AAATTCTTCTTTGATATAATCAAATGTGACATAAAATATGCTCATCTGATTTTATTTAGTTATGTAAATCCAGACTGAAAACGATGCCATTCGATAGCATTTTTAATCTGATAAGTGCGATTTGATATGATGCGTATTATTTCTTCCAGAAACTTAAGAGTTGTGTCGTAATATCTTATCTTTAAATCTATCTTAGTTAACCTCTCATCGGCATCTAGATGCCTCTGTATGGCATCCTTTTCTCTAACCTTATACGGAAATGGTTCTTCTTCATAAACTTTAGGATCTGCCTTTCCTGTGTAGTAATTATATCTTTCTAATTTAATCTTTGCTTTTTGATCTTTTGCTTTCTCGCGCATCAAAGTAATGGTATTATAGACAGTATAATACTTTGCGTGTAACTGAGGTATTTTTAGTGACTCATCATGTAGGTTATCAGGATCAATGGTTGCATCACGCTCCCACATCTCCTGAATTTCATCAAGATTCATAAAGGAGTTCTTCCGTCGGGTTTAACTATATTATACACTGTATATCGAAAAATTGCATCTGCTGTAAAGTAATTGACATCTGTTTCTGTTGCTTCAAATTCGAGAGATGATAAACTGATTGGAAATAGATCAAAGAACTTAACGATTGCTGTTGTATTAAAATTACTATTCAGTATGTGTAGATTACCATCACTAAAAATTATTTCTCTATCTCTCTGTCCATCTTCATTTGTAGTTGCCTTTTTAAACTGTTCTGTTGTTTCTGGATATCCAAGTCCTGTCAACCAATTATGTATTGACATGTAGTTTTCCATATTCTCATCAACCAAGAATCGAAGAGAAAATTCACCATACTGTAACTTATCACCAGGTATATCAATATCCTTTAGGTAACTTGGTTGTAATGCTGTGCCAAGAGATATCTCAGGAATACGACTTGAGTTTGAGAAGAATGTTACTTTTGGTGTTTTTGATAACGTAAATTTAAATCCAATTGGAGATAAAAAATTACGATTCTCAATTTGATTGGAATAAATTCTTGCCATTATTCTTCGACTACTGTGCTATTTTTAAACCAAGATGGTGTGTATGTATACGTTTTATCACCAATAGTACGACTTACAGTCATTGCTTTTTGAGCATTTGCATCCGATTCATTTGCATATACTTTACGATTTTCATAGAGATTAGTCCATTTATTATCTCCAGCATAATATTCAGCACCACTTGTTGGCACTGCAGTTCCCAAAACACTTGTTTTTTTGATATGATAAGGCATTATTAGTTCTCCTTTTTATTAAAACTTGGCAATTGACCTTGACTTTTATTTAATTTAACTGATTGATGTTTGTTGAATATTGGTGTAGATCTTTTTACTGAATCCTTCACCTTTTCCCTAGTTGATTCTAATTCACTTTTTGCTTTAATTTTTTGTGTTTCAAATCTTTTTTTGGCGGTTTCAGACCTGTCCTCTTTTGATTTTTCATCAGCAGAGTCTACATCCTCCATAAATTTGCGAAAATGTTTCATCAGTTTTTTAACTATTTAGAATCTTTTTCAAGATGCTTAATTCGTTTTTTAATAATTTTTGCGTAAGTTACTTCTGCTTCTGAGTAATATTCTGGACAACATTTTGCAATTTTAATTATTTTTTTAGCTGCTTTCTTATCTTTCATATGAGTATTTATACACAAAAAAAAGACCCCCGAAGGAGTCTTTTAGAAATATGTAATTGAATATTACATAAGGTTGTTAACAGTAACTCTTCTGTAGTATCTGTTTAAGTTAGTTTTGAGTTTACCAAGACCTGCAGTAGTACCTTCAGCAAATGGGTTTGCAACGATACCATATCTGGTCTTAAAGCCAATTTTTGGCTGGAAGCTGTTTTCCCCGACAGCACGAACCATCTGTAGTGGAACGTATGGACAATAGAACAGTCCTGCATCATAAGGTGATGTACCTTTGTATCCTATAACATAGTACTGGGTATTTGATACATTAGATGAGAATGGGTCGATGTATACTCTGTACTTACCTTGAAGAACACCAGCAAATGTATTACCTGTGTCATCAACGTTTAGACCTGCATTAAGTGCAGGAGTGTAGTCAAGTACACCAGCCATTGTTAATGCAGAAGCAACGTCAGCAGAGCAAACGATCATGTTGCCCTTTCCTCTACGAGTTTCCTGTGCAATTGCGTTGGCATCTCTTTCTATCTGGAAGATAAGTCCTTTGAACTTCTCAACTGACCATCTACCGTTTGAGTCGATGTCAAGGTCGAATGTACCAGTAGTTGCTACATTATTTTGAGCACCTGGTTTAGCAACCTTGTAGATTGTTCTGATAACTTCTCTGTTGATTTCAGCAAGTATTTCTGTTGAAAGAATATTTGCTAATTCTGCTTCAGCGTTTAGACCGTGAATTGCCTTAAGGTCTTGAGCAAGTTCTAAACTGTACTCTGCCTTTAGTGCTCTGGACTTCGCAGTAACAGTGACCTTCTCGATTGAGAATGCCATTTCGTTGAAAGCTGGTGAGCTGTCTGTGCCGAGTGCTTCAGACTTCTCGGTATCCATACCTTGACCAACTTTGTAACCTGCCTGACCTGATGGGTTAAGTGTGTCTGGGTTAGATGCTTGGGTTCCACCTGTTGTACCTAAACCAACGGATACACCCTCGGATCCTGCTACGTATCCACTACCAACGTCAGTTGTGTTACCACCAGAACTAACTGCAGAGAATGCTGTGTCTGCTTCATCGAATAGTGCTTCGTCTCCATCCATAGTCTTGAACTTGGATCTCATTGCGAAGATTAAACCAGTAGGTCCAGTCATTGGTTGAACACCAGCTAGGTCATATGCGACCAAGTTAGGCATTGAACGACGGATTAAACTGATTAGAACAGGGTCGAAACCTGCTACTGGTGCGTTTGCTCCAGCAGAGAAACCTGCTGTTGCACCTGATGAACCTGTGCTGTTTGTTGGCACAGCTTCTGAAAGAAACTCTCTTTCTTCTCTAATTGCTGTCTCTTGGTTCTCCAAAAGTTGTGCGGTAACCATTCTCTTATGATTATCCTTGATTGGCTCTAGACCTTCGTAATCAAGTAATGGTGCCCACTTCTTCTGCAGATGCTCGTGATTAATAGGAGCTTGCATTGAAATTTACCTCTTTAAAAGTTTAGTTTGAATTTATGATATAAAAATCATTTTTTAGAAACTTTACTTAAAACTTGAAGATAAGATTCCATCATACCAGTGACTGCTGGTTCTTGATGACCTGTTTCTGTACCTTCTGTTAATGTCTCAGTTTCGTTTCTTTGAACACTAGATCCATTAGTTGGGAAATAAGACTCCCTTAATGTTACTAGTTTCTCACGGTATGTGTCTTCACTATCAAACTCAACATTCTCTGCAAGTTTTGCCAACTTGTCTTTCTGTGTTACAGCAAGACCTTCTGTGACATCTGCAAAGATTACATCAGAAGTAGATTCTGACAATCTCTTTGTAAGAGTGATGTTTTTATTGATTTGCTCGTTGAGTTTTCCTTCCATTTCATCAAGTTTATCTACCATATTATTGAGTACATCGTATTTGTCTTCAGGGATTGTTACATAATGTTCTTCAAATAGACTCTTCATTCCTGTAAGGAATGATTCTGTCATTTCTGTTTTAAGTCCTGCTTCAACTGCGAGTTGATTTTCGGACATCCATTCATCGGCAACATACTCAAGGTATGCGTCGATTCTTTCTGTTAATTCTGATTTAACGGTAGCAACTTCTTCTACAATAGTTGCTTCGTATTGTTCTTGAAGTTCTGATTTAACTTCTGCAATTTTAGATCTAATCGCAGCTTCGAAGATTGTTTTTGCTTTCTCTTGGAACTCTTCAGATAATTCCTCACCTTCTAAAAGTGCCTCGATATCTTCGTCAACATTGACGATAGTTTCGGTAACAACTTCCTCTTCTGTTTCTTCCTCTTCGGCAACAACTTCAGATTCTTCAGATGCAACAGGTTCTTCTGCTACAACTTCTTCCTCTTCAGTAACAGCAGGTTCTTCTGCTACTACTTCACCTTCGATTTCTGTTTCTTCCTCTTTCATGCCTGATGATTTCATAGGCTCTGCTGGTTTTGCACCTTTATTAACAATATCTTTAACTTGCTTAAGGATTGCACCAGCATCTTTGAGTTTTGCTGAATCGTCGTCTGGTTTATAGTTTTCTGGTGTAGGACCGCCTAGATCTTCTACTGTTGGTGGTGTTCCACCTGTGGTAAGCTTCTGCATTGGTTCTGCAGGTTGAGCTCCTTTGGTTACTACGTTTTCCATGTTGTGTAAATTGTTGCCTTTTCGGAGATTTTTCTATATTTATTTATAGAACTTATAGATTTGATAAGAAATCACTGAATAAATTAAGTTTATGCTCTTCCAATCTACCTTGATCTACAAGAGTATTGATTCTTTTTTTAGTGATTGTTGCTTGTTGTTCACGAAGAATTCCTCCTTCCCAAACCCACTCTTTTCCTTCCATAATTCCAGATACAAATGCATCAGGAGCAGAAGGATCTGCAACGATATCTGCAGCAGTTGCTAACATAAAATCTTCACCAACCACTTTGCATCCATCACGATCTTCTTTTAATGATCCAACACCACGAGAGGAAACTCCGAGTGTTACACCCTCACCAATAAGTGACTTTGCAATCTTACCCATTGGTGTATCAAGAAGTTGTGCCTTACCCATAAAATTATTTCCTTCTTGACGAAGAGATGTAATCTTATGAGAAACACGATCTAGATTCACAGTCGGACCATCTGGATGTCCGAGTTCACCAAGTGCACGACCTTTTTGTACAAAAGATTCATTATATCTACCAACTTCTTTTGCAAGAGTTGATACTGGATACATTCTACCATTACGATTTTTGATGTCACCTTGTAGGAAAACACCCTCAATATACATTTTCTTCTTAGCACCTTTTCCTTCGGTGATAAATTTAACGGTTGAAATTTCTTCTGTGATTAACTTCATGGCATTAATGTGTAAATCCTACTTTAGATCCTTTAATTGCTGCATTACTTGCGAACACACAATGTGTATATGTTTTTTCTAAAAATTCAACAGAACCTGCTGGCATCGTAAATGAACCTATACCAGTTCCACTTCTTGTTTCTACGACACTGACAACATGAGCACTGGAATCTATATTCACAAGACGAACAACAGATGCTTCACTAAAACTAGTAGCAGTTCCTGTTGTTGTTGGTAATGCAACTTCCGCACCTAATACATTTGTGTTTGATGCCATTATTCTGGTTCCTCTGTTGTTTCTAGTTCTGGTTCTTCTTCAGTTTCCACTTCAGGTTCATCAAACATAGACGCAGAAATATTAGGTCTCTGAGACTCAATTCTTTCTGCAGATTTTGTAAAAAGAATGTCTTTGAGTTTATCAGTAACCTCAGAAGCAGCAGAATCTGTTGCTATCAAATCGATGATGTCTTCCATATTTTAGTTATAACGTTATATTTTATTTATACTTCTTCAGATACCCAAGCATCAGTATCTAAAATAGTAGTAATTAGATTTTTCATTTTTCTAATGTGTGAATCCAACTTTTACACCTTTCATATCATTGCCAGTATTACCATAGATTAACTGTGTGTTAAGTTTTTCTAAAAAAATTATCTCTTTCGCTGGCATTGTAATTGAGTAACCATCTTTAATAGATAGAGATGCTACTTGGGTATCTGTATTTACAATACGAACAACAGATGCTTCACTAAAACTAGTAGCAGCTCCTGATGTTGATGGTAATGCAACTTCCGAACCTAATACTCTTATATTTGACGGAGGGGACATCATATGACTATATGCAATCTTTGCTGCATAAACATCAAAAGTTCCTGTTTCAAGAGTATCGGTAGCATTTTTTAAACAAATAGTTGTTGATTCTGCTGGAACGGAAAAATCTCCTATAAGGTTAAAATTAGAATCTCTTCGTACAATGGTTTCATATGATAAACTTTGATTATGAATATAAACAGCAGTTGCATTATACACATTGTCTGGATATGTAATAAGTGTTTGGTTAGATAATATTTTCATTATATCTCCGCCGTTTTAGTATCTTTACTTAATTGTGCATCAGTAATTGATGCTGATTTTTCCAAATCTGGTTCAGTTGGAATATCTCCCAAATCCCCACCACCCTCAAGTGGTTCACCTGTAATTGGATCAACCGCACTTGGATCTGGAATGATACCATCTTTAATTTCCTGTTCAATCTGCTCATCAATTTCAATTATCTCGGAATCAGTTTGACGTAATACCTTTCTTCTTACATAATCATTTGAATAGTATTTACCAATATAAGGTTCAATTGTTGCAAGAGTTCCAAGTCTTTCATTCATCAATTCAGATTCTTTAAGTTCTGCAAACTGATTATCATATAAGAAATCGTATTGAATATGCTCACGAATTGACTCCCAATCTTCGGGTGTGATTATATTCTTAAGAATTAACTGAGTCTTCAACATATCATTAAACATCTGAGCAAATCTCTTTCTCAAACGTCCAACAAACTTTGCAAATTTAAGTTCATCTCTTAGTATTTCGGATGAACGACCTAAGTTAAATCCACCATCAGATGCGATACGTGATTCTGGAACAGCAAGTGCACGATATAATTTTTTCTGGAAGTATTCAATATCTGATAATTCACCAAGATTTTGTCCACCAGGCAGAGTTGTGATTTCAGTTCCTCTTCCACCTTCTCTTCTTGGTAACCAGAAGTCTTCCATCATTGACATAAACTTTCGATCATCACGAACTTCACCAGTTTGTGCATTGTAAACCAACTTATTGCGATAACGATACATTACTTCTTTTAAGTATTGCTCTGCTTTTATCTTTGGAAGATTTCCAACATCAATATAAAATATTCTTCTTTCTGGTGCTCTTGATAATCTATAAATTACAAGACTATCTTCAATCATTCTTAATTGATTGAGTCCTTTTATTGCTTTATGTAAATATGATAAAACACTTCCACGATTTCGATCAATTAATCCTGATGTGCAATATGTAATTGCATCTTTGGCAATTTTAATTCCTTTACTACCACCACCACCTGTTGCAAGATTTGATGGATATGCTGGTGCTGGTGTATACATGAAGTATTCATCAATCTGAGGATTGAGAGTAGATGGATCTTCATCATTATTTCTTCTCACATTGATGTAATCATTTCGATCTTTTTTCTTCTCTTTACGAATATATTTAATTTTAAGTGAATCAATATACCTTAAATCCTGAATACCATCCTGTGGTCTTTTCTGATCAATAACTTTAAGATAACATAACTTACCATCTACATACCAGTTACGAAATATTTCATGTGCCTTTCGATCAAAATCTAATATTTCTTTGATATTTTTAAACTCTTCTCGAATTATCTTTTTTAATTTATCACTTGCATTTAGATTTGATAATTCAACTTCAACTGGTGAATCATATAGATCACTTACAATTGCTTCATTTACAATATCTTCGATTGCACCATCAACCTCTGGATGAAGTGCCATTTCTCTATATCTTTTAATTAAATCAAACTCGTTACGATATACTCCTTCGATGTCTACGTAAGAACCATAAAATCCACTCTGTATATAATAGTCAGACCCGTCCTGATTATTCTCAGGAACGGGTGAAACTATCGACTGTGATTTTTTTTCGTTATCTTCAACAGAAAACCCAAATAGCCGTGCCATATTATAATTGTACTAGTATTTTATTATTTATCTGATATTTTCACCACCAGCTTGAGAGCTAGTTCCTTTAAATGCTTCCCACCAGTGAACTTGCATCTCTACATCAAACTGTTCAATTGTGTCAGTTGTTTCGTAGTTAAGATCAATTGTGGAAATATTAGTTGGAAAAATATCCCAGAATTTGTATGAACGTAGAATTGAACCATCACGATCTAACTGATGAACAAAAGCATCTTTATGATATTCATCTGGATCAGTTAATCCTGTGGCATCTTCTAGTTTGTTAATTACATTCATCCATTTTTCCATCGCAGATCTGATAACAAAATCTGTATCGTTGATAACTGTGATAGTCCAAGTTTCAAATGTTCTGTCTCCAGCAACTTTTAAAATACGACCTCTGAATGGTATTTCGACTGGAGCAATTGTTGAAGCAGGAAGTGCTGCTGCTTTGACTAAAAATCTAGATTTCTGTAAGACATCGTTTGCAATTGCAACGGCATCTGGGAATGCTAACTCTACCTCAAAGAGGTTCGGTCTAGCACCACCACCAGACAATCTACTTTTGAAATCACTAATTTTCCTTAGTGGAATATTGTTGATTTGTTGACGTGAAGGCATTTCTTAAACCTCTAAATTAATTAAACGGAACCGATAACTTCTTCGAATGATACACCAGTTCGAGTGGCGACAAAGGTAAGACCAATGAAGTTAATTGATCTTGCTGGTTTGATAAAGATATCTGCTATAAACTCATTGTTATCTATAACAGCAGCAGTGTTATTTGTCTCATCGCAAATAACAACATAATCTTGAATACCTCTCTTGGATTGAACATCTCTTAGGAAAGGTTCAACAATGTTCACAAAGTTTGCCCTTGTGATCTCATCGTTGAATTCGAATAACTGATCTTTGGCAGCAGCTGCAATACCTTGCTCAAGGTAGATGAATAATCTGCGAACATTGATTCTATCAAATGCTGATGCCTTTGCGAAAGCAGTTTTATCACCGAATAAGATAATTCCAGCACCAGGTGAATTGATTACTGGGTTTATTCGATTTGAATAAAGTTTATCTCTCTGTAATTTAGTTGGATTGTATGGAAGTTTAACTGCATTTAAGATTGCTCCTCTGTCTGTACCTGCTGGTGAGAACCAAGGGAAATCGTTAATGTCGTTTCTTGCACATGTTCCCGCAATGTCTCCATTTAATGGAACATAACGGAACACTTCATTAAACCTATCATACATGTATTTGTACCCACTGTCAAATACTCCGAAGGTTGATGATGTAATTGTGTCATAAAACTCAATCACATTTGTGGTAATATCCTCATCACTCCTAACAGTAACTTCTGACTGGTCTGTTGTATCTGATAAGATAGTATCTCTTGATGGTGAGATGAATGCAACAGCATCCTGTCTAACCTCTGCAACAGAAATCATTGTTGTTGCTAATTGTCTTGTGCTATCCTTACCAAGATGACCACCACCCATAAGTAAGAAATCAACATTATTGATTGTATCATTCTCAAATGTTTGGTATCCTGTAATCAAATCACCTAAACCAGAGTTAAGTGCACCTGCTGTTGTAATTGTACTAATTCCACCGTAGTTAAGTCCACCTGCTAATGTTAAATTAGTTGCTCCACAACTATTGAAAATAATTCCTTCTGCATCCTGATCCCATCCACCATCACCAAACTTAGTGAAGTCTGCACTAAATCCAGTTGTTGTAACACCAATTATTGAACCATTTAAACCAAATAAGTTTTCGGAGTTTGTGTAAAGATACTTTCTCCAGTAAGATGGTGATCCAACTGAGAATTCTGCATCTTTTGCTTTTGATAAGTTAAGATGTTTTTCAAGAATTGTTCCTGCATTTCCTGAAATAGTTCCTTTTGCGTCAATGACTAAAACATGAACTTCATCAAATCTACCACCTCTAGCAGCAGCATATTCAGATGTACCTGGTTTATCGGCAACCGCATTCCACTTAGCAGTCGTAATTGTTGTTCCTCCTCCAACTGAAGCAGTAGTAACATCATAGGTTTGTTGATCAAACCAGTCTACTACAGAAGTAACAGATGTAGTACCACTACCAGATATTGATATGTTTCCTTCAGTTCCAAATTTGTAAATGCTGTTAAAGTCTTGTGCAGTTTCAGTATTTGCAGCAGAAACATGACTTAAGAATTTAACATCAATAGTTCCTGTTCCCTTTGCAGTAACAATACCTTTAAAGTGACCATCCAATACACTAGTACTACCAATCCCTGATATAACTGTATTAGCAGGAACTGCTTGTGTTATACCCATACCAACTGCTATTGTACTAGCAAAACCAACTGTATCAACTCCTAGAACTTGATCTGCTGCACCATCAATTATGGCAACTTTAATTCCATTCGACCATGTGCCAGGATTTTTTGCAGCAACAGTAACATCTGTAAGAGTATTTTCCTGATACCCTAATTCCTGATAGTGTTGAGTGCTTTTGATTTTTACACTTGATGCAGATCCCACATAACCATTTTTAAGATCAGTATCATCTGCTCTAATAACACTTAAACTTCCTCCATACGATAAGTATGAAGATGCCACCATCCATGTTTCGTATTGCTTATCTGTATCGTATGGTTTACCAAACTGATCAAACAAGTCATTTTCTCCCGTAATAGGAGTTGGTTCACCGACAGGTCCTTTTTCAAAAGATCCAACGATTCCACCGACTTTACCTGTTGTCCCATCGATTCTTCCAATCGTAAGATCGACTTCTCTTATTAGTATACCTGGAGATGCTAAATTTAAGGCCATCCCTTACTCCTTGTAATTCAAATTTATCTAAAAATATTTAGGAAAAAGGGTATTTACGACGGGGAAACAATACGTGAACATCACCAGTCTGGATATATATCTTCTTTTAAAATTTTAATTTTTCTTCTTTTTGTAATTCTTTTTACAGTACAAGTTTTACATTCATAAGAATATGCTGACGGTAAAGTTCCTTTGTGTTTTCTTGTCAAATAATAATCTTCAATTAAATTTTTTACTTTGCCACACACTCTACATTTTCTCTCTGAGAATAGTAAATGTTCTAATTCTATTTGTGTGTCAAATTCCATCACCGATAATCCCACATATAAGATCGATCACCATATTCATCAGTATGCCATAAATCTCCATCTTTATCAACAAAACTTTCATCATCTAACCCATCATTTATAAATCCAAAAGGTGCCATATCTTGTTCAATTTGATTTCTTTGTTCTTCATATAATCTTTTTCTGATATCATTATCGGTCATTTCTTTAAAATATTCTTGTGCAACTAACCATGCAAATAATACCAAACACATTGCTAAATCATCATTCTC